TACATCGCCGAGAATGTTTTGCGCAAAACTTTGCGTAGATGTGGTAGGATCACCTCCGGCGGTCTGAGCGCCGCCCTGCTCCTGTGTGGTCTGGGTGTTCTGTTCGTCTGCCATTGTTGTTACCTCCGTTTATAGCCTGTCGGCTCTATTTCCGCGCGCAGTTTAACGCCGTGAGCGTGTTTCGGGCAATAAAAAAGCAACCGTTTCCGTTTTGGAAATAGTTGCTGAATTATTTGATTGTATGGTGAACGATTCGTTCACCGTTTGGAATGAAAAAGCACCCTGTTTGGTGCAGGGTGCTTATTTTATTAAATCACAGTGTTCCGCGCTTGCGAGCGGCTTCCGCCTGTTTGAGATAGCGCTCATAACTTTCCTTGACCTCTTTCGGAGCGTCGTCGTGGATAACCACTTTACCGTTTTCAATGTGCCAATATTCAGGGAACTTTGACCAATATCCGTCGAGCCTAGTCATAATCCACACGCCTCCTTTAACAAGCGCACGAACTCAGATGAGTACTTATTTGGGCTGGTATAATTAACGCTGAGCATTTCTGATATAACCTCGCCGTACACAACTGTTCCGTTGCTTTTCATAGTGGGATAAGCCGAATAAACGGAAACCTTTGTAAGCAATAATTGAATTGCTTCATCGTCCGAAATCCTTTTTCCACTTACATTATACACCGTTTCCTTGTAGATGTCAAGACCGGATTTGCCGTTGCGTATCTTGCCGGAAATGACATGTCCCATCTCATGAGCGGCTATTCCCTCGGCGGTGTTGGCTGCAAGATAGTTGTCAACTGAAAGATTCTTTTCAGTAACGCCCCTGTTACGCAATGCAAGTTCGTTTATCCAAATCTGCTGGTGGTTGGACGAAGTTTCGCCGAAATCGTCCGGATCCATGCGCTTCCAGCCAAGCTGCAAAGGCTCCTTGATTTTGAATTCTTCCCGCAGATCAGCGACAGTATCTATCTGGGATTTCAGCAGTTCCGCGTCGCCGTCGAACGGCTTGCGAGTGTACAGCTTTATCCCCTTGTCGGCAGCGTACTGGTTCAGTTCGGCAAGCTCTGTTGCTGTGTGCTTTGTGGGTTCTGCCCCTGCCCAAGTGTTGCCAACATTACTCATGCGCTTCGGGGACGGCTTCACGCTTCCGTAAGTCCTCACCCTGTCCGACCGATATTTCAGCCCGTTGCTGTCGCAGTAGGATTTCAATGCCTTGTTCTGCTCCGCCATCTTCCTGCGGACTTCCTTTGCGCCCTCGGTATCGCCCGCAGCTTCGAGCATATCGGCTTCCGTTTTGGATTTCCGCACCCTGCGTTCAAGCTCGCGCTGACGGCAGACCTTGTTGTAAAGTTCCTTATCCTCGTCAACGCTTTGATTGCCCGGCGTCCATGCCGGGCTCTGGGCGTTGACTTTGCGGCGTCCTGCCGCCTCGGTATCATCATATTCAACCGAGGACTTCCGGAACAGCCCGTCGGAAACGCCGCGCGGACGATGTCCGCAGTTTATCCCGAACAGTCCGTCCGGCTCGCCGAAGCTGGTCTGCGACAGCGGAATGACCTTGTGCTTGCGCCCGTTGATGTCGGTGATCTCGGTAGTTTTCCCGGAGCGGCTGATTAGCTTCCCCTGCCAGGGGCGGCACTTCGGGCGGCTGCCGGGGTGGGAGCTCACCTCGAACACGTCCTGCCCGAGGCTGTCCATAGTCGAGAACTGCGCTTCCAGAGCAGTATTCTTGACCGTCGCGCGGATATCCATGTTGACGTAAGCCTCCGGCGACCATTCCCGCCCCGACTTATCCACAAACGCCGGAATGCCTTTCTGCGCCATCTCGTGTATCGTCGTGCGGACTGCCTTTGTGCGGCTCTCCGCGCCCGAAACGACCGCAGCCGTGTTGCTGTTCAGAATATTCAGCATGTCCTGCTTGTTCGCTATCTCGGACTGCTCCCGGCGCTGCTCCTGCGTCCATTTGTCAGCTACCGTATTCACGGCGCGGACGAACGTGCTCTCCGCCTTGTACTTCATGACGGTGTTGACCTGATTGTACACGTCCTTAGCCTGATTACGATAGTGCTTGACGGAGTTCGCGGCGCTCTCGGCGAACCGCTTATCATGCCACATGCCCTGGATTCCGTCCTCGGCGAGCGTATCGTCTATCGCCTGCCGGACGGTATCCGCGACGTTCCCGGGAATGCCCTTTGTGCCTGCCGCGATGATTTTATGCGCGTCCTGCCGGAGATGCCCGTGCTTTGCAAGCTGCTTTAACTGCCACTTGCTGACCTCGTTTAGCTGGTGGTCGTCGTTCAGCGAAAGCTGCCGCGCTATCCGGACGAGTAACCGTTCCTCAACGCTCATGTATGCGTCGGCGATGGGAGCGGCGAGGTTCAGCGCTTCAAGGGCGGTCATGATTCGTCACCGAAGAAATCCGCGATATCCCCGCCGCCGGATTCCTGCGACATGCGCTCCAGTTCCTCCCGGGCGGTGGCTTCGTCGCATTTCTGGACTTCCATTATCGCCTTTATTTTCGACTTCAGCCCCGCCGAAACCAGCTTGATATTGTTGTCTATCAGCGTGTTGTCGTCGATGATGATGTTATCGTTCCAGCCGACTGTTACGCTGTACTCCCGCGCGGAAATCTCTCCGGACATCACTCCGAGCTGAATCAGCGCGTGAACGACCGTTTCTATCATCTCGGTCAGCAGGTTCTTGTTATTCTTGACGGTGCGCGCGGTCTTGCTTTCCTGGGAGATTATCTCCGTCGCCGTTTTCATGCCCTGCTGGACGTCGAACGAGAACGTTCCCGCCGACAGCCCGGTCTGCATACACAGGATATTCAGATACGCGTTGATGGCGCTGACGTGCTGTTCTATGCGGAGTTCCGTGGTGTTGTCGGTGATTTTAAGGCTCTCGCCGTCCTCGTGCCGGAGCGCTATGAAAGCCTCGTCGTCCGCGTCGAAGTACCGGACTGCTTCGGCGGTGTCCGGGTCGATTATGGTCTGCACACAGGAGCTAGGCACGATTATGCGCTTCTTGCCGAGGACGAACTCCCGCTGGAAGCTGTCGAACACCGTGTCGAGCGCCCGGAGCGTATCCGTGCAGTTCGCGTAGACGGACATTCCGAGCGGCACGTCGTAGTCAGAATTGTTGCTAACGAACGGCCGGAAGTACGCAAACACCGGCTTGCCGCCCTCGTACACGACCGGATTCTGCAAGTCCGGGAACATCTCCGCAAGCGGGCATTCCCGCCCGATTTCGCTGTCGGAAGCCGCCTTGAACAGCTTGAATTCCGACCTGCCCGGCTGCATGAATTCAAGCAGATGGAAGTAGTCCTCGCCCCGCGTGTAAGTCCCCGAAAGTATTCCGGACTGCACTCCGGAGCCGTCCCAGCTCACCGGGACGAAGCGGTCGGCGGTGATGTAGTCGATCCTCGGTTTCCCGCCGGAGAGGTAGCATTTCAGCACCCCGCCGCCCATGGCGTACGCTTTGCTGAGAAGCTCCGGGAGCTGCTTCCAGAAGCCGTTCGCGTTCAGCGTATCGTCTATGTACGCCTGATATTCGGGGAAGTCAAGCGTTATCTCGCACTGCTCCGAAAAGGTCAGCGCCGACAGACTGTCGCACAGTACCTTAGCCATGTTCAGCCGCAGGAGCTGCCGCTTGCCCCGCGAGAAAAGCCCGCCCTTTGCGGTCTGCCGCCACTCCGGGTCGTCGCGGTATATGCGCCGCCACTTGTCTATGCAGGCGCTGTAGTATTCCGAGCCGCTGAACTCCTGCCCGAATGCGGCGGCTATTTCATTTGCGTTCATGTATTCCTCCAAATTCTATGAGCCGGTTCGCGTGCGGTTCGAGGGCGTATTCCAGCGCGTCAAGGCTGTCTATGTTAGTCGAACCGTCGTCAAGGCGCCTGTCCTTTGTGGGAGATTTGCTGTCCCAGACAGCCTCTGAGAGCGCCGCTATGGTGTGCCTGCACCGCCGCATGATAAAGAACCTGCCCTGGCTCATGAGCATGTCACAGAGCCGTATGCGGTCGATTATCTCGCCCTTGCGCGCGTTGCGGACTTCTACCGGAATGCGCCGCGCGAACACCTCGGTGCGTATGCCCTTGATGAGCGTGGTCTCCGCGCTGTCGCACCAGATGGACGCCGCCCTGACCTGCGCCTGCGAGCGCTGAACGAAACCGCAGACGTCGCCCGTGAGCGTTCCCGGGTCGATTACTTCCTTGCGGTAGTACTCGTCCAGAATCACGATACTGCGGTACCCGCGGGTAATTCCCACAAGACAGCCCGCGTGCGCCGAGCCGTTTCCGCCGAAGTCAAGCCCCATCGTTCCGATGAAGATATCCGCCGGGACCTCGTCGAGAATGAACCGCTCCGGGTCGTCGGCGAACTGGCGGTAGATTACGCCGTCAGCGGACTTCCACTCCCCGAGGATATACCGCTTGAAGAACACGCCGGTGTATGTGCTCCGGTAACGTTCCTTGACTGCCTCCGACAGCGACAGGTTGTCGTCCATCGTGAAATGCAGATACAGCAGGCGCTTGTCCTGCCGCTTGTCTATCCAGCCAGTCTTGAACCAGTGCGCGGGACTGCCGGGATTGCAGTTGAACCAGAATTTCGACCCGTCCACGGAGCATCGTCCGGTCGCCTGGTTGACGAAGCTCTCCGGCATGAGCGCGACCTCGTCGAAGAACACACCCGCAAGCGTGATACCCTGTATCAGGTCCTGCGAACGCTCGTCCTTGCCGCCGAAAACGTAGAAGTAATTCTCTACGCTGCCCCTGCGGGCTATCACAAGGTTCTCGGTGCGCTGTTCCGAAACGGAATACCCCCGCGAGCGGAGCATTAATTTCAGCCAGAACAGGACGTTCCGGCGGAAGCTGCCGATAGTCTTGCCGCACATCGCGAAGTTGCAGGCTTCGAACTCCGACATAGCCCAGATAACGAAGCTCAGCGACATTGCGACGGATTTCCCGGAACGGATAGCACCGTCGGCGATAATGCCGTTGTAGTCCCGCACCGGGGACGAGCGGCACCACCAGTTCAGGACTTTCCGCTGCTTCCGGGAGAACGGCTTGAACTTGAACACTGCTTTAATCTTCATCGTTCCAGTCCTCCGCAGCAGAGCCGTCCAGCGCCGCAAGGAAGCCGTCGTCCGGGGTCTGCTCTTCCTCGCCGGAGAGCTTCTTCTCCTGCAATGCTACCTGCTTCTTCTGGAGCTTCACGCGCTCCCCGGAGCTGCCCTCGCCGATAAGGTCGACTATCGCATTGAACGCCTTGGTGTCCCCGAGCGCCGCCTGCCGTACCATCGCCGCGACTACTGCCGCGCCGTAGGTCGGGTCTGCTCCGAAGCCCATGTCTACAGTCATGTTGTATATGTCGTCGTTCACGATTCCGCTTGAGAGCAGGTCGTTCATCAGGGATTTCAGCGCCTTTTTGCGGCGGCGGGGCTCGCCGGGTTTCTTGCCGCCCTTTCTGCCGTTTTCTCTTGCTTCGCTCTCGCTTCGATTTGAGAACGGCACTAAATTCTTATCATTCAACATCACCACCTGCTTGCATAGAAAAAGCGCCCGGGCGATTGCTTCGGGCGCTTTTCAGTATTTCATGATATTATTATATCACGTTTTTTGAAAAAATGGTTACCCTTTTTTCAGCCGGGCAAGATTCCAGAAGAATTTCATGCGATACTCATAGAACTGCCGCCGACCGCACGGAACATTCCCGAGATACTCGAACGGAAGCCCCTCTGTGACTGCTTTTTTGATGTACTTCCGCATAGGCTCAGCGGCGGTCTGTTCAAGCGCCTGGTCTATCTTCTCGATATCCTCGCGCAGCCGCATAGCCTTGTCGGAACGCTCCTGCACAGGGTCGCTGATATGATTGCCCTTAGCAGCTCCGGTGCTGTCGTAGTTCACGGCTGATATTCCGTAGCAGTCCGCGATTTCCCGGCAGATGTCGTTGTACTGACGGCACAGCCATTTCAGCTCATTGTATACGTTCCGGTCTATCCGGTAGCGGTCATATGCTTTAGTGTTCATTGGTATCAGCCCTCCTTCTGTTCGCGACGGATCCGGTGGCAGCTCCTGACTATCTCATTATAGCAGCTTTCGCAGAGGTCGATTCTTGCCCACCTGTATTTTACGCCTATTATATACCCGAGCGTATCTCTTACGTTGTGAGATTCCATGCGTTTAGCCTTGAGCATAAATCCATCTTTGGCGTTCATCTCGCCGCAGATATCGCACGACCTGCATTTTACTTTAGCCATTATCAGCCCTCCTGTTCCATTTGTCTGCGGCTTCTTCTATGGTATCACCCCATACAATTCTGTGGCACATATGGCAGCGTATAAACCATTTGCCATTTTCGCCTTTTTCGACCTCTGGGCAGTAATACCTGTCCCCGCACGAGCAGCGTTTAAGGTTTTCAACCTCGTTTTCGTCCATCTTAGCGCCGCAGCTGGGACAGTAGCGGAAATGGTCTGCGTGTGACGGGTCAGACCAGTAAGCTGTGCACACCGAACACCTCATGTGTATATAGCCAGTTTCAGAATCGGGTTCCTTAAACCTGATCCAACGTCCATGCACCACCGGCGCAACATCGGCGGCAGGCTCATAGTCAATAACCTGGTCGATTGTCGCGGCGATAAACATCGGGCAATTTTCGTCGGAGCATACGTCCATTAACACCTTTCTTATGCTTTCGCGGTTTATGTATTCACTCATTCCTTGCACTCCTTTCCGAGCCATTCCGCCAGTAGCTCCTTATCCCTGCCGCATATCACTGCCACCGAACAATCATCTTCGTCCGTAATCTCCATAAGACTGTCCGAAATGATATCCGCTACATCTTTGTCCTCGTACTCAGAAAATCCAAGTGCAGCTGCGAGATGCTCACGATTAGTCATTCCCGCTCACCTCTTTTTCTTTCCCTTATGCTTCTGCTTCCTGTTCCGGCTCTTCTTAGCCGCAAACCTCTTGAAATCACTTTCAGCGCGTGCGCGTTCCTCACTGCGCTCAATCCGGCGCATTGTCTCAGCGGTTTCGGTGTATGCGCCTATGAATGCACTAATCATTCTTGCTCACCTCCATCCCCTAGTCCACACATCTCCGGCAGATTAGCCCGCACCAGCGCCGCCGGGACTGGCGGTGTGACCGCGTTCCCACACCGGGCTGTTTGCTTGCTTTTGGGATAAGGTTTGCCGCTGTCGTCGTGGTCGATTATGTAATCTTCCGGGAAGCCCTGCGCATTGAACAGCTCACGCGGCTGGAGCATTCGCATTTTTATGTCGGTGATTATGTATTCCTCGCCGTGTATCGTCACCAGCGCAAAGCGGTCTTTTGTGGTGACGGTATCCAGTGGACTGTTTACCGGCTTTGGCGTTCCGTTGGAGAAATACTTCACGAGGAATGCCTGCACTTCTGCGTGGTGCGAACCTCCTGCCGTTATCGTTGCCAGCGGTTCGTCTGCCGGCTGACCGTCCATGTTGTTCCGCATAGTCAGAATATGCGCTGTTACGAGACTGTTGTGGTCGTGCGCGGTAACTGTGTCAAGGGGCTTGTCAGCGCCGCTCCCTGCTCCCTGATAATTCCCGCCGTAGTTCTTCATGATGTGAGCGACCGACAGCGCGTATCTCGGCGAGGTATCGACTGTCATTAGCGGCTCGCTCAGTTCCTGACCTCTCACTTCATCGTTCGCGGTTTCGCTGTGATACTGTATCAGCGAGGGTGCAACCATGTAATTGCGGTTTCCGGTCGTGACCGTAGGCAATGGCGTATCAACAGCCGCGCCGGCATTCCCGGTATTGTTGCACATGATTGTCGGAGTGACTACGCCGTATCCATTCTTGGCTGTAATGGTTCCGAGTGGTTCATCAGCCTTTTGTCCCCGGAAGCCCTCGCCGGAATGATTGACCGTCACGATGAACGGCTCGGGATTATTTATCACGAACTTTTCAATGCCGCGTGCTATGCGGCGGAGCGTGTTTTCCGCAAGCGGCTTGTCCCGCTCGAAAATGCTCTGAGCCGGAATGCTCCAATCAATACATTCGGCTGCGGTGTGGTACGGCTTCAAACCCTTGCCGTTGCCGTGTGTAGGCGGCGGGAATACAATTGGTTTTCCATCGCACCTTGCTATCAGGTAGAAGCGTGTCCGGGTGGTCGGCGCTCCGTAATCGCAGGAGCGGAGTATGCGATATTCCGCATTGTAGCCCAGCCCCTGTTCAAGCTTGGCTGCTTCTGTGCTGTCCGGGCTTATTTCCAGCGTTGCGCACATCTCCGCGAAAGCGGGGTGGTCGTGCGGAATTCCTGCTGTGAGCGCTTTTATGAAGCCGTCAAAGGTTTCTCCGGCGCGCTCCTTTATAGGCTTGTTATCAGCCCCAAGGGGACCCCATGTGCGAATCTCCGGGACGTTCTCCAGCATGATAACTCGCGGACGAACTTTCAGCGCCCAGCGTATCGTTACCCATGCAAGACCTCTGATGTTTTTGTCAACGGGCTTCCCGCCCTTTGCGCGAGAGAAGTGTGTGCAGTCCGGAGAGAACCACGCCAGCCCTACCTGGTTTCCGGAGCAGGCTTCCACCGGGTCTACCTGCCATACGTCCTCGCAGTAGTGACGCGTGTTCGGGTGATTCGCGCGGTGCATTGCGATGGCGTCATAATCGTGATTTATCGCGATGTCTACGCTCCGTCCCGTCGCCATTTCTATTCCTGTGGAGGCTCCGCCGCCTCCAGCGAAATTATCTATTATCAGTTCCACTTGACAAACCTTTCCTCTCATGTTATAATGAGAACGTGTAACGTGTATTATTTTTTTGCCGCATGAGTGATTGAAGTCACTCGGCGGCTTTTTTCTTTTGTGTTTGTATCTGCATAGCTACGCCCCCGGTAAGTTTAGCCATGACCCAAGAACCTGTTATCGTAATGCTGTCGCCCGTCCTACTGCTGAGCGAAGTCGCAAGTCCACAGATAGCGCCTGTGATTTCTCTGAGAATATCTACAGTTTCACCCGCCAAATTTACATCCACGCCTACGCCCTTAACTTCTACATGTATCATATCAACTTGTCCTCCTTTCTTTTCGTCTTTGCAAAAGGGATTGGAGATTGTCGCAGTGATTTTTACTCGAGGCTTTTGTCGCGAGAAGCACCCCGCGCTCGTTCTGCGTAAGGCTTCCCGAATCTACGGACTCTGCAAGCAACGCTTCCAGGAACTCCATTGTAGTGCTTATCCAGCGTAGAGCCTCCGTGCCGTTGTTGGCGTTCAGAGTTTTGCAAAACTCTATATTCAGCTCCGCGAGCTTCTTACTTAATTCAAACGATGTTAGCATAGGCACCTCACGCGAAAATGAGTCGGTACCGCTCAACTTTTGCAGATTCGACGAACGTCACCGCACAGTAGAAATATCCCTGATCGCAGTATGTCGGCGGAATAAGACCGTATACAGGATTGTTGTTGGAACTAGTAGCTGCTCCGTGGCATATACGTGTCACGCCGCCCTCGCCGGGTTTGAACCACTCTGCCAGCCGGTCTGCCGCAAATTGAGTCTTTGTCAAGATTACTAGGTATTTTAGCATAGTTTTCCTCCCGTTTTATTCCGCATGATTACTTTCAAGAAGTTCTTCGACGGTGATTCCGAATACCTTTGCAAGGGAGATAACCTCAATGTCAGTTATGAAACGCTGACCGGATTCCACGCGCTGGACAGCGTTCTTGTCGATGTCCAGACCTACTACCTGCAATCTGTCTGCTAGCTCTCGCTGGGATATTCTCAGCGTCTTGCGGAGCTGTGCTACCTTTACTCCAGCAATATTGTTTCTACCGCCGGGTGTGCGATTACTAAACATGTGTTTTCCTCCTGTTAATTATCTGATGTGCTTTCCGGGTCGAACAGTGTCATTTGATTTGGGTCGGGCGGTGCATTTTCTTCGTCGAACCTATCTTTACAGCAAGGACCCATTCCGTTTCTTAAGCCGAACTCAGATGTGAGTAACCTCCCACACCTGATACACTTTGTAGCTTTGATTTCAAATACATCGACCTTTGTTTCTTCCGACATATTCGTCCCCCCTTTCCTATACGCTTTCTGCAAGGGTGATTCTGCTTGCTAGGGCGCGAACCCTGGTATACCCGTTCTGGTCGAGCAATACTACCGAGCGCTGCTTGTTCCTGTTGCTATCAAACCATAAGATATATTCCAGAATTTCCTTGTATACCACGCCGTCATAAACAACGGGGAGCCGCTTTTTTGCGGCTTCTATAATTTCCTGCGATTCCATGGTAGCCTCCTATCAGAATGGATAGGGGTCGCTACCAGCGCCTGCGAAATCTGCCGCCGGTTCTGCCTGCGGAGCACTCGCCGTTGTATTCGGCAAGGCAACCGCTGCATTCTTCGGTGTGATTGCTCATTCCTGTTTACCACCTTTCAAACCAGAATCTTACGTCCGTTCTAGGGCGTGCTATCATTCCAAACCTGACTAGATTACGGAAAGTTGCGCTGCATTTCATCTGCGTGTCATAGGCTCGTTCAATGATTTCCCTGAACCTCTCTACCGTGTACGTGGACTTGTAGTGATTACAAGCCCGGCACGCCGGATAGAGATTTGAGATATCGTCCTCACCGCCGAGGTGCAGTGGGACAACATGGTCTGCCTGCATGTCCTTGATAGTGATTTCGCAGCCGCAATAAGCGCAGCGACCGCCGAATTTCTCATAGATCTGCTGGCGTTCGGCAGCAGTAAGTTTTCTGCGGTCACTCATTCCCGCTCACCTCCACATAGCGCCACGACTGCGGCGGCTTTGATATCTCGCAATCTTCCCATTCACAATAAGCTGGTTCTTCCAAGCTACTTGTGCAATAATACTTACAATTCTCGCAATTGTGCGAGCACGGCTTTTCAAAAAGGCTCAATTCCTTCGGCTTTTCGTAAATTTTCAGATTGGAGATATGCCAGCCCCAAAACGTCTTGCAGAATCCCTCGCCGATGTACGCCTTAACATCATCGAACGTCATGCAGCACGAACGGCAGAAATCACAATCATTGGGATTGTCTGCTTCGTTTGAGGTAAGCACTTTGAAATCTCTGCGATCATCGTCATCGGGGAAATCATCATCGCGAAATATCTGCCGAATATCCTGGTTAACATTATCTTCCTTGCAAAACTCAGCTTCATACTCGGAGATACTGTCGCAGATAAATTCTCCAATGACTTTCTGCTCGCAAGGGTTTGAATACTTCGAACTTGTTTTGATGAATACCGGTTTTCCGTGGTAAATCACGCCGTAGTTTTCATCGCCATCTTTCATTACATCCATCAACTGGTCTTTGCTCTTCGATTGGTATATGTAACACTTGAACGGTGTTTCAATCTTTGGTCTGGTCTTGCGTACTTCAATGGTTTTCTTACCGTTTGCGATAAGCCCACACCATTTTGGCTGTATGCTCAGCAGTATTGCTTTTTCTTTCATCACTGTTCACCTCCAGCAGTTCCGGGTTGTCGTAGATCCCACGCATTTATATCCTCCAATCTGACCCGCAAGTGTGGGACTTCTCCGTAAAGCTTGACAACACGAGCGTCACAAACGCACTTATCATCGTCGTAAGCCACGCCGTTCAGCGCGTCGCAGACGAGCTTTCCTATGTTGTCCCAGTCTGGTTTCTTGGTCGGACGAATCTTCCCGCTGAGCATATCAGCCCGGCGATACTTCGGAGTGCTTTTCGGAATACCCATCACTGCGATTATCGTGATTCTGATTTCCGAATCCTCCGGGAACTTATGTCCTCCCGCTTTGCGGTACGCCCACTGAATAAGCTGTTCGTGAAGCTTAGTTTCCTTCGGAGTGTATGTAGTGCCGGAGACACGGCTGTGTCTCGGCCTCTGCTTTCCGAACGGTTCTCCTGGGACCGTGAATTCTATCTGCATTCTATCCCTCCTCCGAATACTGCTCCTGCAATTCACGCAAGATATCTTCCTGATCTATGCTGCTGTTCTGCTCCGGTACTCCGTCGGCGATCAGCCACTCGGCTATTCTCGCGTAGGAGATACCTCCAGATATTCCTTTGCGCTGCTGCCAGTTCTGATATTTCTGCTCATACAAGGCAACAGCCTTCTCCCTGTATTTGCGCACAAGCTGTTCGCGGGTGGGGGAAGGGGCAGGCGGCGCAGCCGTCCTGCTTTCCCTTTCTTTTAATTTCATTTCATTTCTTTTCTTTTCATTTAGGGAAGAAATATCGCCGTTTTTTCCGGAGTTTTCGTTGCTTTTTCCGGAAATATCAGCGTTTTTTCCGGAATTGCCTATATCTGAATCATCGAGAGGAATAATTACATACTCTAAGACAGGAAAAATATCCTTACGTTTCAACGACTTTGCCGCTTTCAGATATCTCTTCTGGATTCCGCGAGAAGTCAGTATTCCGTATTTGGTATACATTTCCTTGTCGAACAGCGATTCATGATTCTTGGATTCTCTGAGCGCAGCGGCAACAACCTCACGAACAACATCAACACCCACAAACGCCTCACGGTTTGCAAACCTTGACGCCACCCTGTCGTTCCACTCGCAATAGTATCCGTGTATACCATAAATCTTTTGAAAGAGCTTGATTATGATACCAAGCCCTTTCATACCGAACATATCTTCTATTTCCTCAAGCTTATCATCAAACCGGCAATCCAGAGAGAAGTACGGTATACCCTCTGTCATGCATGCCCTCCTATCTATCAGAATGGATACTGGTCGCTGCCTACGCCCGAGAAATCAGCCGCCGGAGCTTCCGGAGAAGCATTCTACGCTGCCTGAGCAGCAGCCGGAACCGTATCGGCGGCAGGAGCATTCCCGGACTTCTCGCCCGTAAAGCTTACGCGCTCGGCGTTTATCTCGTACCATGTTGACTGGTTCCCGGACTTGTCCGTGTACTGCCGGGTCTGCATTTCGCCCTCTACGAGTATCATACGCCCCTTGCCGAAGTACTTATTGACAAGCTCCCCGGTGGAGCGCCATGCCACCACGTTGAAAAAATCCGTCTTGCGTTCCTCGCCCTTCTGCTGGAACCGTCTGTCAACGGCTATCCGGAACGAGCAGACATTCGTGCCGTTCGGGGTCGTTTTCAGTTCCGGGTCGGAACATATGCGCCCCATCATTATCACTTTGTTGTACATTTCCATGCACTCCTTTCGCTTATATTTTCCGCCGCGCGGGACTGCAAATTACTGCAAATCTGCGGGGCTTTCCTCCAACTCGTCCGGCGAATCGCTGTCTACGATTATCTCAGGATCATCCGCAGGCTCACCGGGGATCTTTCCGGGCGCCGCCTCATCGGACAGAGCGCTGCTCATCTCAATGGACATGATCCCGTAGTGCGAGAGCAGATTCCGCAGCACTGTCTTTATAGCCATTTCGTCGAAGTTGTCGCGCCATATCGCGCTCCCTTTCTGGAAAGCCTTGCTGTACTTCTTTACATGCTCGGTCAGCTTTTCGCGGCTCCAGTAGTAGGTCTTGCTGAATCCGTTCAGCGTTTCGATATACGCGAAGTAGCCTATGATCTTATCGGACACACGCTCGCCGGATATATCCACCGCGCCGGTCAGCTTGTCCTCGCTTTTCAGCTCGCCTTCGTATACCTTTCCGGCGTTGATATAGCGATACTCGCCTGTCCTCATCGCAAGCTGTATGTATCCTTTGTAGCCGAGCTGGAACTGCGGCTTCGGAACACCGTGGTCCTTGTACGGAATGATGTAAGCGAATCCGAGCTGCTTCTCGACAGGGAGCTTGAGCGCCGCCGCTTTCAGCGCCTCCGCAAGCACTGCTCTGGGTTCGCACTGCTGGAGCAGCGTATCGTTGTTGAACAGATTCATTACAGACGCGGCGAAAGCTCCGGCGTTCTTGTCGAGCGTGCTTTTGAGGGTCTGCTGAATCGCTCCGTTGTTCAGCAGGCTGTTGAGCATCTGTGCCGGAGTAGCCTTTGCTGGGGCTTCCTGCGGCTTTGTCTGAGCCGCGGCGGCGATAACGCCGTTTGTGTTGGTCGTAGTGGTCATGATTCTTTCCTTTCCGATATCTTGAATATCATCGCTTTGGTTTCCTTAAGGTATTCTGAGTAGATGTCCGGGCGCTCTGCCTTGAGGCGCTTGCTGTCTACAGTAGATCGGCTCTGCGGCTTGTATGAGATGTGCCAGTCAACTGTCAGGCCATCTGTATTGCCATCGAGAGCTGTCTGGAGTTTCTGTTTGAGAGCCTTTTCCCGGGTTTCGAGTTCCTTTTTCTGAGCCATCACGGCTGCAAGCTCGGCAGCTTCGTCGTTCTGCTCAAACATAGCGATAGCGTTGTCCTGCCAGTCAGGGTACAGAGCTTTCAGAGTGCGTTCGGCGCTTTCGGAGCCGTCCGGTTCAGGGCGGATATCCGGTTTTATACAGTCGTTCCAGAATGCTATTTCGGATCTCAGCAGCGCCGCGCACTCGCTATCGTTCCGCTCGATGGTGAACCAACGGAACCTTTGCCCGCCGATGAGTACCGCAAGATACATGCGGTCGTACCCCATGACGTTCATGTAATGGCAGCACTGGCAGTAATAGTACAGCGGGATCTCGCCGCTGTCGAAATCAGCTTTGGCGAACGCTGATGTTGTCTTGCACTCCAGTCCGGCATTCTCGCCAATGATCTCACGGTCGACGTTCGCGGTTATGAAGTCGTATTCATCGTGCTGGAATATGTAGTTGCGGCGGCGGACCTTCTTTCCGGCAGCCTCGCAGAACCGTTCTGCAACGTACTGCTCCAGATCGCGCCCGGTGCGCATTGCCTCGTTGTCCTCGGTTTCCGGCATGCGCCCGGTCTTGTCCGCCCAGAGCTCGATCTTCGAGCGGTACGGGGTCAGCCCCATTACGACCGCCGCGTCAGAGCCTCCGAGCCCTGTCCTGCGGTATTCCAGCCATTCCTCGCGGGTGATGTCTGTGGTTTTTACTAGCTTTCTAGGCATTACTGTTCCTCCTCTGGTTCGTCGGCGCTGAGCCACGCTTCCTCGCAGAAGCAGTCATAGCAAAGCTGCTTCCCGTCAAGGAATCTCAGCTCGTCCCGGTCGTATTCTCGCTCGCACTCGTCGCAGTACCACACCGGCACATTTCTGTTCGGGCAGGAACTGCCCATACACGGTGCCCCATCAGGGCAGCCTACGCAATGATCTTCAATTCTTAGCATGTTACTTCTCCTTTATGGTCGATAAAATGTCCTGGAGTATCTTCTCGCGCTCCTCCGGCGATTTCTCGCCGGCGTCTGTGAAATGGGTCATGATTTATCCCTCCATAAATAATTATTCATCAGCACGGACCGCCGTCCGCGCCCTTGAAAGCTCCCGCCGGGTACTGCCAATCTTCCGCGTAGACATCATCAACGGAGAATTCGCCGGATAGAAGCTGCTGGATTGCTCTAGGATTGTCCCGGCAGACGCAGCTTTCCGCGTCCCCAATGTACTCGTCAAGATTTTTCTTGTTATCAAGGGTGAAATTAAGTTCAATTTCCGCTTGTCTGAACTGCTCGTACCAGTCTGGGAACAACTCCCGGATTCCAGCCCAGTGCTTCGGCAGACCGAATATGCACATCGCGCAGGAGCAGCGGTTCCAGCCTGCGAAATAACATGGGTGCGGAGAAATGTGCCATCGTTTGATGATCTCCCAGATATACGCCTCCGACCAGTCAATGACCGTACGCCATGTATGTACAAGCCGTTTGGCTTTTGCCGTAGCGTTGGTAGGGTGCAGTTCGATTTCGTTGTATTTGCTCCGCCCCTTGCTTTCTTCGCGCCGCTCGCCGGAAATCACCAACAGTTTCACGTCCTGCCTGGTCTGCTCCAGATTGCTTGTAACTCCGTTCTGGACGGAAGCTTTCAGACTTCCCGAGCACCATCTTCCAGACTGACAGCTACCCTTAGCAGGGAACTTCATACGGCTCCCTATGCTCTCAATTTCTCGGATAACGCTCTCACCGACTACACGTTTAAGGTTCGGGGAGCAGTAACGACCGTTGGCTATTCCGGATTTTGCCGGGAATTTATTGCACTCGCCGATTCCCTTGAGCTCGTCCGTTTCAAGACTGCGAATTGCTCCCCCGCCTACCATGATTTTAAGATAAGAGCTGCACCAGCGCTGTGCAAGATTAGCTGATTTCGCCGGGAAATTTCCACGCTTGCCGTAATTTTCAACCTTGGCGCTTTCGTCTTCACCCATGACCTTGCTTTTTAATTCAAGTGTGCGCTTCTGGCGCTCTGAGAGCTTACACATGGCGATTTCGCCACCATTCTCGTAGAGGATAGGATTACTAGCACCCACGCGGTAGACCTCGCTCCAGAAGCCGCCTATCCGCCAGCTTACGCGCAATGGGATACCGAGATACTCTGCGACAGCCCGACAGTAGTTCTGTGTAGGAAGCCAATCCATGTGCAGGTTCGGCTCGCCGCCGTCTATATCGTGGTGCCACAGTTCGATTTTCTCCCGGGGAACGCCCAGCTCCAACAGGTGGAGCACACACGCCAGACTGTCTTTCCCGCCCGAAAAGAGCACGATTATCTTGTCGTATTCTTCAAGGGGGAGCAGCTTCTCAAGGTATATCTCCTTGCTGTGCGGGGTGTCCTGCTTGCCGTCAATGACCGGGCGGTAGTTTATGCCTTTGCCATAAATTTTGTCCACTTGACAAACCTTTCCGCTCATGATATAATGAGCATGTGATATTATTTCTTTGCCGCTTTCGTGATTGCCGTCACTTAGCGGCTTTTTTCTGCTTCCAGCGCCATATCGTGGAGCGTGGAATTTTCAGGATTACCTGTATCTCCCCGAGAGTCATGCCGTTATCGAGCATTTGCAGGGCTTTCCGCTTGATTGCTTTGGTGTAACCATTTCTGCCGCTGCGGTCTTTTCTGCGCGGGATTCCCTCGATTCTGAGCCAGTTCTCGACGGTGGTATCGGTGCAGCCTATTTCTTTCGCCGCCGCTCTAAGGCTCAGTCCGCTCTGATACAGCATTATGGCGTGCGTGCGCTCTTTTGGGGTGTACATTGCTTGTCCTCCTTTCCGGCGTTTTCTTCGGCAGGAACGCTCCCTTGAACGACCACACCATAGCTACGCACAGCAGAGCTACGATGATGTCCGCGCCGTTCATGGAGTAGCTCCAGCCGTTCAGCGCGGACACGAGCCAACGTAGGTGGAAGCCTATTAGGGCGGCTATTGCGTAGGGTATGTATTTCTTCATGCCTGTGCCTCCTCATGCTCAATAAGGGAAAGCTCCGAACCAGGGCAGCGAACAATGCCGTTATTCCGCAATACTGTTACGAAATAGACATCATACCGTTCGTTGCCGCCCTCAGAGCCGAACCCCTGCATAACAAGCCCAACCCCATGCTCGGGGTGATTTACTGTATCGCCGATTTTGAATTTCATGCCTTGTTTCCCTCCGCCTCCATCAACAGCACCATCTCGCCGTAGCTGACGTGCCGCTCTGTCGCAAGCGCTATGACCTGCGAAATAGTGAGCACGCCCTCCGGCTTTGCGCTCGGCTGCCTGCGCTTCGGGCGCTTCTTATAGAGCCGGTCGTACTCGCGGCAGTGGTCGCACTTGGTGAACTTGTTGCTGGCTGAAAGCTGGATTTTGCAGTCAACGCACCTGTGCTCCGCCTTTAGCTTCGCGTAGCGTTCCGCGTAGGTCATGTTGCCGCCCCCTCCAGCACACCGAGACGCTTCATAATCTGTCCTTTGTCGTAGCGGTAGTTCTTGCCTACCTTAACGGCGGGGAGCTCGCCGCTCCTCGTCAGCGTCCGGACGTGCTGGACTGTCAGTCCGAGCAGGATCGCAATGTACTCGCTGTCCATGACCTCCGGCGCTTCCGCCCACGTTCGCGGCGGGCGGCGCTTGATTTTTGTTGTCATAGTTACCTCCTTTTTACTTTCGGGCTTCGTTCTCAGAAGCAAACAGATATTTCATGTCCGTGTCGGGGAAAAACATATCGTGTATCGCGTACATCTCGCTGCGGGTGAACTGTGATTTTTCAGTGACCTTATGCGACATGGCTTCCTTTGATATGCCAACGCCCCTTGCGATTTTCCGGCAGGACAGCTTCCGCCGGGCTATCTCTGTTTTTAAGTTCAGCAGCATTTCTCTCATCCCCCTTTCGTTGGTCTTAGGTATTAGTAAGCACTATATGTGCTCTTTAGGCTCAAAAAAAATCTCCTGAACCGTTCTGTGAAAGTGGTTAGCGATACGTACTTTCACTTCATCACGAGGCACTCTTTCATTACGCTCATACATTGCCCAAGCGGACTTTGTTACGCCTACTTCCTGTGCCATAACCTCCTGTGACTTATCTCCACGGAGTTCTCTTAACTTTTCTCCAAATGACACTTGTACTCACCTCCTTGAGCACTTCTTGTGCTCTGGTATTATTGTACACTATTTGTGCTCATTTGTCAACTAGTAATCGAACAATTCTTTTACAAATCGAGGACGCACTTTTTGTGCACATTGACAGTTGATTTTTGTGCACTCAAAGTGTATAATAAAGAAAAACACAAAGGAGAATGAAATGTCAAAGTTTTCTGATAAATTCAAGGAACTTCGCAAATCAAGGAACCTATCTCAACAACAACTTGCCGATTATCTTCACACATCAAAAAGTAGCGTGAATATGTATGAGCGCGGTGAAAGAGAACCGGGGCTTGAAATGCTTGAAGCTATTGCCGATTATTTCAATGTCGATATGGACTATCTTTTAGGGAAAGCCGAAGTCGCAAACAAAGCCCTATTCAACAAGCCCCCGCTCAAACTCCCGAGCGGGGACGAGCAGGAACTCCTCACAATCTACCGGAACGTGAACCAGGACGGACAGGACTACATCATGCAGACCGCGCGAATGGTCGGCGACACCGAACGGTACCAGATACCGGATATCCGCCTAAAGCACGCACGGAGCGCAGACGACCACGGCGCGGAATACGTCGAGATCACCCCCGAAGAGCGTAAACGCCTGGACGAAGCTCCGGACGAAACGCAGAATCCGGACAACGACATCTGATGAACCGCTATAATTCGACCTCCACAGGGTACAATACCTGTGGAGGTGAGGATTATCACAAACGCATACAAACTCTACAAAGACGCGCGGGACGCGTCCTGGCGCTGCCTTATCAACACTGGAGCGGTAGAAATGCCGATAAAGGTTCTGAAAGTGGCGGCGTTCTGCGGCGTGAAAGTCGTAAAAGACAGCAACGCACATTATTTAAAGTCCGGGGAATCCGGCTGCACTCTGGTTGACAGCGCGGGGAACTGGCAGATAGTCTACAAAGACACCGAAAACCGTGGGCGCACGCGCTTCACGGTCGCTCATGAACTCGGGCATATCCTGCTCGGGCATGAGCTGGCGCCGGACAAATCCGGACATTTTCGGACAGCTTCGGACAGGCGCGAACCTGCGGAGACCCAGGCGGACGAGTTCGCGGCGCGGCTCCTTGCTCCTGCCTGCGTGCTCTGGGGACTGGAAGCCTACGAACCGGAGGAAATAGCCCGTATCTGCGATATCTCAGCGGAAGCCGCAGGGTATCGTGCCAAGCGCATGAAAGAGCTGCGAGGGCGCGGGAAGTTTCTCACTTCGCCGTTAGAGCGGCAGGTGTTCGAGGCTTTCAAGCCGTGGATTGAGCAGCAAAAAAGCCGCCCCGGATAAGGGCGGTACATAAAAGGAAAAGCCCCTCCCGTGTTGGAGCACAGGAAGGGCAGAAATGTGACAGCATGCATAATAAAGCCGCCTACAAACTTTATTATAGCATGTTGTCCGCAATATGTCAAGGAGGATAACATGCCAAGAATGAAAAACACAGCCCGCGCTGACGGACGAGTGCAGTCCCGGGTGTACCTCGGGGACGGCAAGTACAAATACGTCTATGCGGCGAACAACAAGGAGCTTCAGGAGAAAGTCACGGAGCTGAAAACTAAGCTCGGGAAGGGTATTGACATTACAGCCGAACGAGATACATTTTCATACTGGGCTGAGAAGTGGCTGAAGCTCAAAAAGATACAAGTGTCTTTCGGGCGGTATAAATCATACGAGCGGAAGGTCAACAATCTTGACGCAATCGCACACATACCCGTGAGCAAGCTGCGTGTCGCCGATGTGCAGGAAGCGATCCTCGATATAGCTGCCTGCAACCCGCACACCGGCAAGCCGACCGCGCGGCACACTCTCGAAGAGATCAGGAACACGGCAGGACAGATTCTCGACTTTGCCATTGAAAACCGAGTTATTGAGTACAATTGCGCCCGGGCGGTAAAGATACCGTCAGAGGCGGGATCCCATAGCAAGGAAGCTCTGACCGATGAAATGCAGCGCTGGATCCGAGAGACGCCGCACCGCGCGCAAACTGCCGCTATGATTATGCTGTACGCAGGTCTGCGGCGCGGCGAACTGATTCCATTACTATGGCGGGACATTGATCTCGCCGCTGGAACCATATCTGTGAACAAATCCGTTGAGTTTATAAACGGCGCGCCCAATTTGAAATCTGGAGGTAAGACAAAAGCGGCTACAAGAACGGTTTACATTCCCCAATTACTTGTTGACTATCTCAAGCCGCTAGCCAAGAACCCGTTCGCGCTGGTATGCCCTTCGGCTAAGGGGAAGCTGATGAGCGATTCAGCGTGGAAAAGACTATGGAACAGCTACATCGCAGAGCTTAACTTCCGATACGGTGATTTTGGAAACAGCGTTGAATGGAATAAGGACAAAAAAGGCAACCCACTGAAAAGAGAGCCGCCATCCTCACGATTCGTGCCGGAAAAAATCCCGATAGTAATTCCAGCTTTTACCGCTCATTCGTTGAGACATACTTATATTACCATGTTATATAAAGCCGGCGTTGATGTCCTGACCGCAAAGGAGCAGGCTGGTCACGCTGATATATCGACAACTCTTTCGATTTACACACACCTTGACGCAGAATACAAGAAAAAGACAATAACCAAGCTCGACGAATACTTATCCGGGGAATTCAAAAGTTTAGGTGATGGGTGTCAAATGGGTGTCAGAGAGCACGCATAAATCGCATTACAAAGCGCTTTATAAGTCATATTGCTCAACATTTGGGAAGTTGAGGCCGCAGGTTCGAATCCTGTCACTCCGACCATTGCAAAATCCCCGCCAAATGGCTTAGTTAGCTGTTTGGCGGGGATTTTTTATTTGTTCGTGATTTGTGGTGACCGTATTTCACTGGGTTTTTGCGATTTTTCGCGAACACATGCGTCAGATTTCTAA